GGCAATCTTGGGAGGCGGCGTCTCTCTTATTGCAGGGGGTGCTATGATTGGTCAGGCTCTTGGAGATGCTTTGATTGGTGGTAGTATCGGCGCAATTATAGCAGGTGTTCCGATGTTTGTTATTGGTGTTTATGATGCAATCAAGAATGGTTTGGATACCTTGTCTGCATTGCTAATTCCAATTGGCTCTACTCTTGCGGGGGCGGGAATTGGTGCAATAGTTGGTTCGCTTGGTGGTCCGATAGGTGCAGGAATCGGCGCGTTGATTGGATTGGCGGTGGGGTTGCTTACAGACTTCGGAATATATTTGGCACAAAATTTCGGCGAATCTATAAAGAACTTTTTCTCGAATATATGCACTTGGTTTTACGACACTATCATTTCCCCGATAAGTGAATTCCTAAGCAGTGTCAGTACTTGGGTTTGGGACAATGTTATTCAGCCTGTGATTGATTTCTTCACACCGGTTTTTGATGCTGTATGGAGCGTACTTACGGCGATATATCAAAATGTGAAGGATATTGTGGTTGGTATTGGTACAGCGATATGGTCTATTGTAGAAAAAGTGTGGGAAATATTCAAAAAAATTGCAGAAATATTTGTGGCACTTGGAACAGCTTTCTATACATATGTGATTGTTCCGATTATTGACTTTGTTCAGCAATTTATAATACAACCGCTAAAAAAAGCAGCGACTTGGTTCTATGATGTTGTACTTAAACCAATAGGCGCATTTTTTAAATCCATAGGTGTGTGGGTTTATGACCATATTATTAAGCCGATATGGGATAAAATTGTTTGGCTGAAAGATAAAGCTTGTGAGATTTTTAAGAATGTTGGTACAACGGTAGTGAATTTTGTTTCTAATCTTTTTAAGAGTGTAATTAACGGTGTTCTTGGCGGTATAGAGTGGGTAATAAATGGCTTTATAAAAATGCTGAATGGCGCAATAGATATTATAAATAAAATACCCGGCGTGAGCATTGCAAAAATTGAATTACTTGCAATTCCTCGTTTAGCTGAAGGCGGTTTTCCGCAAACGGGTGAAATGTTTATTGCGCGAGAGGCAGGTCCTGAAATGGTCGGTACAATCGGGAATCGTTCTGCCGTTGCCAATAACGACCAAATCGTTTCAGGTATTCAGAACGGCGTATATGCTGCAAACCAAGAGCAAAATGCACTTTTGCGTGAGCAGAACCGTTTGCTTCGGCAGTTGTTGGAAAAAGAATCCGGCAACGAAATCAATGTATCTACCATTACAAAGGCACAGAGCCGTGCGAACCGTAAATACGGTAAAACCGTTGTGCCTGTCGGCATATAAGAAAGGGGTGTTTTACAGTTATGAATTATAATCCGATAAAATCTGTTGACGGAAAGGCTGTGAAATGCCCCTCTGCATATCAGTGGAAATTAGAGGATGTTTCCAATAAAAATGCAGGACGTACCGAGGCGGGTTTAATGGATAAAAACCGTATTGGACAGGTTATCGGGATTGAGCTTTCGTGGGACAACATTACGATTGAAGAAGCGGCACATATTTTGCGGCAGTTTAATCCCGAATATGTCACGGTAGAATATCTCGACGCTTTACATGGCGGATACACAACATCTGTATTCTATGTAGGTGACCGTTCCGCGCCTTTGTATAATGCGAAAATCGGACGGTGGAGCAATGTATCGTTTAATTTAATAAAAAGGGATGGGTCACAATGTTTCCGATAACCGATGAGACACGCAGTCTGTTTTTACAGAATTATCGGCAGACAGCGGAAATTCAGGTGCACACGGCAGATGAAACCTTTGTGCTGACAGATAAGGATATTGCTTTGGGCGGATTTACCTTTGACCGTGCTTCCGTAACAGGTTCGAAAATTGAGCTTGGTGCGGCGGTTGCGTCCGAACTGTCTTTAGAATTGAATAATTCAGACGGTAGATTTGACGGTATCCGTTTTGAGGGCGCAGAACTGTTTGCGCGCATTGCCGTCCGTGAAAATGATGATGCGCCGTTGCACCCTGTGACTGTCGGATATTTCACGGTAGATGCGCCTGCAAGGGCTTTATCAACCGTAAGTCTGTCCGCTTTTGACCGTATGGTATTGTTTGATAAAGAAGTAGACTGGACGTTGTTTATGTTTCCTCTAACAGTTAAAAAGCTGTTAGAGGACACGTGCAAAATTTGTAATGTACCTCTGAAAACAGATATAGGCGGCAAACCGAATTTTAACTATCAGATTCAACGTGCCCCCTCGGCGGATACAACCTACAGACAAATCATTCAGTGGATTGCGGAGCTTACAGCGACCTGCGCTTTTATAAATTGGGAAGGGTCGCTTTGCTTGCAGTGGTATGCGCCAACGGGCGAAACAATCGCGCCTACCGAACGGTATTCTTCGGATATGCTTGAAAATGATATTCTTATCAGCGGTGTGGAGATTGTCGATTCTGACGGGAATGTATATTTAAGCGGTGATGATGCTTATGCGTTCAAAATTGAGGGTAACGCCCTTGTGCAGGGCGATTATCAATCTGTTTGCGAAGCGGTTTACCAAGAGGTCGGCGGATTTACATACCGTCCTTATAAATGTACCGCAAAGTCAATGCCGTATCTTTTTCCGTTGGATATGCTTACATATGTGGATAAAAACGGCGTTTCGCATGAAACGATTGTAACCAATATCACATTTACTTTAAACGGCGGCACAGAGGTGCAAGGACAGGGAGAAACCGAGACACAGAACGGCTATGCGTCAGCAAATCCGTTGACAAAACGGGAATCCGTTATCATTAACAGTATAAAGCAATCCTTAAACGAGACGATGAACAGCAGTTTGCAGTCCGTTATTGAGTTTAACAAAACAATTGCAAATTCCCTCGGCGTGTACACTTCGACAGAAACTATGCCTGACGGTTCTGTGAAGTATTATATGCACGATGAGTCAACGCTTGAGAAAAGTAAAACGATTTATACATATACGGCAGACGGTTTCGCAGTTACAAACAGCGGATGGAACAATGGCAAGCCGGATTGGATTGGCGGATTTACGAAAGACAGCAATTTGATTGTAAAAAAAATCAACGCATACGGTATTGAGGTTTCAGACCCGAATACAAAATATGTTTCACATATTACGCCAGGCGCGTTTTCGGTTTGGTACGGGGCTATGCAGATTCTTACAATCAACGGAGATGAAAGTATCTTTACAAAAGTAAAAAGCAATCAGATTGAATGCGGTAGGGTACGGCTTTTACCGCATATCAATGACGGTGTGCTTTTGGGCAGTAATTTAGTTTTCTTGGATAATGTGGAGGAGTGAAGTCGTGCAGACATTTTATTCACAGGATATTGTAACAGGTACATATGTCCGTGCCCGCATTGTTGTGCAGGAAGTGTCTCAAAGCATAATCGGAAATCAGACGGTTGCGGACATCTTTGTTCAAATGTGGCGTACCAATACAGGATATACGACTGAGGGTGCTGGTACGCTTCATATCGGTGTGAACGGCGACGATGTTTCTTCGAGTATTACGCACAGCCAAAAGATAACGTATAACTCATATACTACAATCGGTGATAAAAGACGAGTGACGCTGACACACGATGCAAACGGGGATTGGAGCGGAAGAATTTCAGCGCGTGCAGATACATCCAATTCCAACATGTCTTTTGGGGAAACTTCTTTTAAAGTTGACCTGACACATATAGACCGCACCGCACCGAGAGTCTCTTTGTCTGTTTCCGACATTACGGAGAATACATTTAAAACGACGGTGCAAACGGATGCGCAATGTAATGCTTGGTGGTACAGTTTAGACGGTGGCGCGAGCTGGGTGAAATTTTCTACAGTTTCAGCAGTTTCGGCTTCTTGTACAATTCGCGGACTTGTTCCGAATGGTACATACAGACTGCAAGTCTGTGCAAGAAAACAAAGCAACCAAGTGGACGGATATTCAGATATTCGCACGGTGAAGACGCTTGGCGGTTCTGTTTTAAATTCCGTATCGGATTTGCAGATTGACGCCGAGAATCCCGTTCTGAATATGAATCTGACTGTGTATGCAAACTACACGCACAGTCTTGAAATCAAAGACGGTGAAAACTTTCATGTTTTGACAATAGATGATTTAACCGCGAGCAACGGCACAATCAATAAATCCATTGTTTTGACGTCCGAACAGCAACAAATTATTCTCCGTTATATGCGGTCAAAAAAAGAAATTACAGCACGTTTTCAGTTGACTACATACAGCGGTACAACAAAAATCGGAAATACATCGGTAAAAGAAGCCGTAATCAAAACGTCTTCGGAGTATTCTGCACCGCATTTTTCGGGTTTTACACATAATGACTGCAATACAAAAACGGTAGATGTAACCGAGAACGATAAATTTTACATTAAAGGGTATTCCGATTTGCATTTATCCTTGGATACCGCTGTAGCACAAAATTACGCCTCTGTTTCATCATACCGTGTGACCGTTGGAGAGACCCGTAAAGAATTTACGGAAACCGATATAAATTTCGGTAAGATAAACGATGCGGGCGATGTGAAATTGACGGTAGAGGCGATAGACAGCCGAGGGTATGCAACGGCAATTGAGAAGACCATTACAGTTATAGATTATACGGATATTTCTATTACAAAGTTTTCTATCCGACGTAAAAATGAAGTCGAATCTACCGTGCAATTATCATTTTCGGGTGATATATCCTTTATAGACGACTTGTCTGATACATTTTTACGTGAGGAAACGGGAGATGTGCTTTGTGCGGAAAATAACGAGCCGCTGCAGGTAAAAGATTCGCAAGGTTCAGAATCTTGTAACTGGCTTGTATCCGTAAAAATACGTTATAGGCCAAGCAACGGGTTTTGGTCTGATTGGTATGTACCAATTGTTGAAGAAGAAGTTAGAGGATTTTCATATGAAACACTTGCGCTGTCTGATACAGAGGGCAAAGAAATTAAATTTGACCCGAATCTGCAATATACTGTAGAAATCCATGTTGCAGACCGTTTGTCAGAAGACAATGTTTATCTGCCTTTGAATAAAGGTATACCGCTTGTGTCGTTCCGCGACAAAAAAATCGGTATAAATACTGCAGAACCGCAAGGCGCATTAGATGTCTGTGACGGAAACATTCTTATGAACGGTTACAATGTGCAGGGCTTTGTTCGCAGTACGGTTAAAGACGAAGATTTAAACGGAATACAGGAAACAGGCGTGTACATTTATGCGAATAATGGTACAAATGCCCCTGTGTATGCGGTTGGAATCCTTGAAGTATTTTCGTATGGTGCGTTCGTTTTACAGCGAATTACAGCATTTACAGCGGGCAATAAGATGTTTATACGTTCTTATCCGTTAAACGGTGAATGGCAGCCGTGGCGAGAAATATAGAACATTAGGAGGGAAACAACATGGCAAAAATCACACAACTACCCAAAGCGACCGCAGTAACGGATTCCGACATTGCGGTCATTGTGCAAGACGGCGAAACGCGGCAAATCCCGCGCACCCTGCTTGCGCCGCCTGTGACGGTTGACGCGGAAATGTCTGAAACCTCGGAAAATCCCGTGCAAAACAAGGTCATCACAGCGGCAATCCAAGAATTGGAAACAGGCGTCAATGAAGCATTCCGCGACCAAGCCGACGTGTTGGGTCAAATGATTGCAAAAACCCCGACAGATTTAAAGCTGGAAAACAACAATCTGTACCTATTGGCAGGGCAAACCAAAATCGGCGGCGGTGTACAGCTCCGTAAAACACCTACGCTGTTAGACACGTTCACCGTTGCCGAGGGCGAAGAACCCGTTTTGTTTTTTGAAAAGAAGCTGACGGGGCAGAATTGGCGGCATGTGTGGATAAACGGCGAAATCTATTCTTCCGATACCGCCGCCTCGCAAACCTTTCACTTGCGCACGGGTGCGGGTTCAGAGATATTCCGTCAAGCCTTTAAATACTGGGACAGGGGCAAGGCCTATGTTTCCGCCGAGATGCGCAGAATGCCGAACGGACGCATTGTCGGGGAAATTGCACTCAGCCTGCACCAATATACAAACGAACTCGGCGTATACGGAAAAAGCGTCGGACGGTTTAACGCGGAGTACATCAACGGTGTGCATATCAGTTTGGATAATCAAACACAGATGTTTGCCGCAGGCACACAAATTGAAGTATGGGGGATGGAATAATGGCAAGAGCATACATAGACGGTGAATTTTTGGAATTGACCGCAGAACAGATTGCGGAATTACAGGCAATCCAAGCACAGGACACGGGACTGCATACAGAAGCCGATGCACAGCCCGATACAGACCGTATCCAGCAGTTAGCGGCAGGGTTATCCACTGCAAAAACGATTGCAGAAATCCGCAGTGCCGCAAAACAGATTTTAGACGAAACAGGCGGGGGTGATACCGATGAATGAATGGACGATTGTGACGGTAATTATCGCCATTGCGGGACTGATTGGCACGGTTGCTGTACCGCTGATGAAAAACACAAAAGCTATGACACAGCTGTATGAGCAGTTAAAGCTTTTGGCATACCGCATCGGAGAAGAGGAAAAGGATTTGGAAGAATTCAAGAAAAAAGCCTCTGACCGTCACGAAAAGATTTTTACCGAGCTGGACGAGCATACGGAACGGCTCGGCGACCACGAACACCGTATTCAAAATTTAGAAAATAAAAAATAAAGGAGTATCACTATGAAAAACGTATCAAAAGAAACCATTATCCGCACCATTATCCTTGTTATCGCACTGCTGAATCAGATTCTGACCGCTGCAGGCAAAAATCCGCTCCCGTTTTCCGATGAGGAAATCTACACGGGATTGACAGCTGTATTCACCGTTGCCGCCGCTGTGTGGGCATGGTGGAAGAACAACAGCTTCACAGAGAACGCGATTGCGGCGGACGAATACAAGGACATGCTGAACAACGGCGGAGAGGGCAAAGAAAATGCTTAAAACATACTCACTGAAGCGTGACGGGAATACACGGTTGTCTGCACATTTTCAGGTGAAAGAATTCAAATGCAAAGACGGCAGTGATAAAATCATTGTCAATATGGATTTAATCAATCTGTTGGAACAGCTGTATGACAAGCTCGGCGCGGGAGCAATCAATATCACATCGGGCTACCGCACACCTTCGCATTCTGTAAAAGTCGGCGGCTACGCTACCGACCAGCACACCAAAGGCAACGCGGCGGACATCACGGCAAAGAAGAAAGACGGTACGCCGTTTTCGTCAAAGGACATCACCCTTGCACTGGAAGATTTGAACCACGCAGTCGGCATCGGTCTGATAAACAAAAACGGTTCTGTTCACTTGGATGTACGCGGTAAGAAATGTTGGTTCGATGAAACCAACGGCGAAAAGCTTGTGCAGTCTTGGTATGCTTACTGGGGCATTGCAAAGCCGTCTGAAAAGGTTATCGGTACATATTATCCGCGCGAGGATTTGAACGTCCGCAGCGGCGCAGGTGTGAGCTATGCAGTCGCCGAGAAGAACGGCGCGAAGTACAATACCGCATATCCCGTCTATGAAATCAAACGCGTCGGGTCACAGGATTGGGGACGCATCGGCGTGAACCGCTGGATTTGCCTTGCGTACTGCTCTACCGCACCCATTACGGCGGCGAATCCCGCCCACAAAGGTACGGCATACACAATCACCTGTGATATGCTGAAAGTCCGCAAATCACCATCTACGCTGTCAAAACAAGTGGGACACTACACCCGCGGTGAAACATTCTACGTCATCGCCCGTAAAGGCGATTGGTGCCAGCTCGAAAGCGGCAATTGGATGTGCGCAGGAAAGTATTTGAAAAAGGTGTAAAGATGTACTCCGATATTGTGCATTGCTTTGATTAGTGAATGTCCTTGCTTTGTAAAGGAAAAAGTGATAAAATGTTATTAGAAAGCATAACAGTAAGTCCTGAATAATGCTATCTTCTCGGTAAGCATGATGTATTTCATGCCGTTTTCAGGCGATTATGTTTTCTGATAAATATCAGCTCATCTACCATGTGTAGACGGAGTATTCCGTATCGCACCGCGATGCGTGGCAGAATATCGGGCTATATGCCCCGAGAATTTCCGCGCGAGATTCTCAAATAATATAAAAAAACCGCCGATTCCAGCATAGCAAATTGTGAGAGAAGTTGGAAACGACGGTTTTTATTATATCTTTTTAACGCTTGGAGGTGCAGATTGAAAAAAGATATGATTTCTTGGCAAACTAAATAAAATAATAGATACTTACAGAAGCAGAGGGGCGATTAAATACGATTCTGCTGATGAACGCACGCAATGCAGAATTCTTTTCTTCTTCCGACGCTACGGGACTTTCGAGAAGCTGTATTGCGTTTTTCATTTTTTCTTTCACTGCTTTCTGCATATCTGCTTTATTTACTTTCGGGGATTCTTTTTTCTGTTGTACTTGCAATTCAGCAATGGTGTTCAGAATCCGTTCTTTGTTTTCCTGATATTCCTCTAACGTGTCAATGCCTGCGACATAAGCGGATTTAATGCGCGCAAGTTTTTCCTGTTCCCGTTTAATTTGCTTTTCATAATTCACTGTGATTTCGGCTTTGGATTCGGAAAATTCAATGTTTAAAGATGTTTCATGTAGACCGTCTTTTAGAGACTGCACAACTGCGTTTGTCAACTTATCCACAGTTATACTGTGCGAAACAGCACATTTCCCGTGCGCATAACGGTAGCATTGTACAGAAGTGCCGCTTGCCGCCATACACAGCGTTCCGCCGCAGGCAGAACAGCGAACCAATCCGCGTAATGCCCATTCGTTTTTTTGTGCGGTATTTCTATCGTACTTTTTATGTACGCGCTTATCCTCTTTAAGACGGGATTGCAAGGTTTGATAGGTAGTTTCATCCAAATATGGTTCGTGAGTGCCTTTGACAGTCATTTCTTTGTTGTCTCGGTAATAACTGCGGCTGCCGCGTCCGTCTATATCCCATCGTATGAACCCTGCATAAACGGGATTCTCCAAAATGTATTGAACTGTACGGTTTTCAAATTTATTTCCGTTACGTGTTTTAATTCCCAGACTATTTAGATTTTCGGCAATTTTCCTGATGCTTTCTCCGGCAAGAAAACTGCTGAATATAAATTTTACTGTTTCACATCTGATTTTGTCGGGAACAAAGATCCCTTGATCCATTTTATATCCAAAGGGAGGCTGAGAAACTACTCCGCCTCGTGAAAATTTTTCGTTCATGCCCCTGCGGACTTCTTCGGCAAGATTAAGACTATA